GAGGATTGACAGCACTATCCATATAGATAATAATATAGTCAGTTAAGCAAATGTTGCTTACGAAATAAACCGCAGAATTAAGGAGCTGTAAAATGGAAACTATCGAGCAAATGACAAAAAAAGCTGAAGTGCTTTACAAAAAAATGCAACATTGGAATAGCCTGCAAAATGAGGGTGCCTCAGACGGATTTAACCCCCACGAAGATGCTTACGCCGATGCCGCTGAAAAACTAGCGGACGCCATATTTAAAGACGAGTGCAGAGATTAAAATTTATCGAGATGAGCCGAAAGATGGAACTTTATCTCATACTCATCGAAGGGAAATGACATGACAATCGAATTTGACCAAACAAAAATTATAGAGGGATATGCCGTTGAAGTTTGGCCAGCAGGCGAAAACGGTATAGAGCATGCATACATAAGCAAAGACGAATATACTGCCAGTTGGGAATCACTAGAGGAGAACTGCACACTAGACGATAGAGACTTCAATGAGTTGCCTGTCTCTCAAGACGACATTGATGCTATCGAGGATTGGCTAGCTTATGTCGGATACTTTGAAGCGTGTAAAGCATGAACCAGCCGAAAAAAAGAGATATGAAGATTTACGCCGCACACCTGATAGAACAGGCAGAAGCGAAGCTTGAAGATTGCGACAATGATCGGGTTAGAGTGAACATTGAAATGATACGAGACGGTTTTGCTTTTGAGCGCTCAATAAAAACTTTAGAGGTTTTTCTAAAAAGGGAATAAACAATAAGCCTTTAGTCCTTAATTCTGCGGACCCTGCTCCGGTGGGGGCTGCTTTTTTCTTGCCTCATTTTCCGCCGCATGCCATAATCGCGGCATGCAAGCAGAGTTAGAAGCAATCCACAAGTTTTTCACGCCTGAGCAAATCAGCGAAAACATGGCGCGCACGGATGCAGGCGCGCTAATCTGCTACAACGTCCCGATTACACGCGCGGGGCGTTTTTTATATGGCAAAGACGAAATCCGGGGCGTGGACTTTCCCCCCAACTTCCCCGACGAATTTTACGTACTTAAGCCCGATGAAGAGCTGGCCAAGCCTGAAACAATCGCCAGCTTTAACGGCATCGCTATTACAATCGGACATAAAGGCATCTTGTCTGCCGACGATTTAGGTCGTTATCAGGTGGGACACCTAACAAATTCTAGGTATGATCCAGAAAACCTAGCAATTGTCAGTGATTTGGTCGTGACAAACGCAAAGGCGATCGATAGCATTTTGAACGAAGGCTTAAGAGAAGTCTCATGCGGTTACAAATACCGCCTAAGCATTGTCGGCACTGACCTTGTTCAATCCGACATTAGAGGCAATCATTTAGCGTTAGTTATGGATGGCCGTTGCGGCCCTGAATGTTCAATCCAAGATTCGGCTAGAGGCAAAAAGAAAATGTCAATTTTCAACCTATTCAAAAAAATGAGCAAAGACGAAGTTTCACAGCTCAAAGATGAATTTGATCTGGCCGCCTCTTCACAAGATGAATGCACACCCGATACCCAGGAAGGCGCTGACATGGAAAAAGAAGTTGAAGTTAAAGAAGAAGTCACCAAGGGCAATCCAGAAAAAGAAGAGGTCAGCCTCAAAGACCTTATGATGGGAATGAAGGAAAGTATGGACGGCATGGCCGGTACCGTTTCCGGGCTCGATGAAAGAATGGGCAAAATGGAAGCCCGCATGGATGGCTATGAAATGAAGGGCGAAGACCCAGGCAAGCACGGAACGCAGGACGAAGAAAAGAAAGATGAGCACGCGGAAGACGCCGCCCGGCCAAATCAGGAAATTATCTCTTTGGCCGAATCACTCGCACCGGGAATTGACATCAACCAGCCAGTACAAGAAGTGATGGACCAAGCACTTTCCACTGCTTACCAGGGTGAGCATTTTGAGTTCATTGCGTCTCGCATGGGTAACCATATGAGCATTGACGACCTTCAGCCCAATGTCAGAAAGCAGCTTTTCTTTGCCGCCAGCGACAATGCCAAGAAACAGAATAACGGAAAGATTCGCGGCATTCTGACTGGCTCGCAGGACTCAGGAAAGAAAAAGGAGGTCAACCGCAATCATAGCGGGATGACCAATAAACAGCACAACGAAATTGCTGCAAAGCGATGGGCTGATAAATAACCAGGCCGGACCAGAAATTAACCGTTAAAACGGAGTCACGAACATGGCAGCTAACCTAACAAATTTGAAGTCCGGTCAACCGGGTGATATCTCCAGAGCAGAAGGAAATTTTGAGGCCGTCTGGATTGACGGCACGACCAACACGCCCGGTGCTTTTGGAATTCCTTTTAAGATGGTGAACGGCAAGGCTCAGACCATTGAAGCCGCCGACACTGCTAACGACTTTTACGGCATCCTTAGCCGAAATATCCCGGCGGAAGGAAACCGAACCGATAATCAGACTTTTGGTGCTGGCGTTCCAAATGCTCAGCAAGCAGCAAGGACCGTCCGCGGTGTGGGTTACTGCATCGTTTCATGTGCTGATGGAACCCCCGCACGAGGCGGCGCGGTCTTTATGGTCATCAACACAGCGGGCGGCGGCGCTTTGGGCGATCTTCGCACCACAGCCGACGGCGCAAATACCGTGCAGCTTAACGGCGTATGTTGGGCCGTTGATGGCCGCGACACAACTAACTTCAATGCTGCGGAACTGGCAACCTTAGGTCCGACCAACGTAGCGTAAAACGAATTCACTTTTTACCCCTATCGAAAGGTAAAAACCCATGTCTATGTTTTCTTTCTTTGTCTCTGAATTAGATCGCCAGGATGAGACGCCGCATGAGCCATTGATGGGCGTGACGTGGGATCGCGACGTTGACCTGCGTGAAGATATTAGCATTATTAATGCCTCTTCCTCTTTTATCCGACTCGACTACTTCAGCACTGGATCGGGTACGACAAACGGGAAAAACTGGTTGAATCCAGGCGGCAACAACCTTGCCAGAATCCGCATTGATGGCGAGAAGATCGACAACCCTATCGGACAATCCGGTATGGAAGTCGTCTATTCTGAAATCGATTTGCAACGCTCGCAGCAGTTGGGCAGACCGCTTGACGAGTATCAATTTAATGCGATCGTTCAGCAAAAAGACTTTGAGTTNGATGAGCAGGTATATGTTGGTGACACCGAACAAAACACCACCGGTCTGCTGAATAATAACGCAGTGACCGCCCTGACTGCCCCTACTGGCGGCTGGACAACAGCAACGCAAGCTCAGATTATCGCTGACGTTTGCCGACGTTTTGGACGAGGCTCACGAAGCCTCAGGCCGCAGCCGAGCGCCTACCGACCTGCTGATTTCATGGGAGAGATACGCTCTCCTGAGTGGCCTTTCAGCTCACCAATACCAATATGACGCTGCTTGAATTTTATCAGCAAGAACTGTCTTTCAGCAAAGCATCAACGGTCAGCCGCTACGCATCAAGGGAACCAAACGCCTCGAAACGCTTGGCGCTGGTGCGACACAGCGAATGGTTGCGTATACGAAAAACCGCAACTTCGTACGATTCCCCGGCGTGGCTATGCAGCGTTTCCGCCCTTATCCGCTTGGCCTTGAATATCACATGCCTTACGTTTGGGCAATGGGTGTGACCGAGCTGGTTTACCTTGAAACAATTATTTACTCAGACGGTATTTAATTTCCCGAACAATTAGATTACGATAAAGGCCATCAATTACGATGGCCTTTTTATTTGGAGACATACATGCAATTTGCTTTAGGCGGTTCAAAGAACGGAACACCAACCGGAAAACGTGTACTTTGCTTTATGCAGGATCTTGACGAACGAACGATGAAAGCCAACAAGCCTAAGTTTCGCATCGGTCATACGCCGCAAGAACTGCCCGAAATCTTTCTGAAAAACAAACGCTGTATGGATCAGCTAGCGGCGTGGGTGGATTCTGGCGATGTGGTTTGCGTGGTCAATGGCATTTGCCAGGATTCAAGCGTCTTCAATCTTCTTGGCAAGAGCGAAGAAGAAAAGAAAGACGTGATAATCAACCGTGAACAGCAGATGAAAGACATGCGTGACCGTGGCATGGAACTGCACGGACGCACAGGCACTGACAAGCTTGATCTGATTTTGGAGCTGGCTACGGCCAAAGACTGGAAAGCCACAGACGGCAAAGTGACCGAATGGAAAGCCGACGAAGCTATTCAAATGCTCCAAGAATACGCAGGGTAATTAATGGCTTTGGACGCCCCCACATTCCGCATTGAATTCCCTGAATTCATCGACCCGCCGTACACTGACGCGCTTGTAGATCTCTATCTAGACCGGGCCACCAAGCATATTGGTAAATGCTTGGACCCGGTTTACAATGAGGCGCAAGGGTATTTAACCGCTTTCTATTTGTCAGAATGGACGAAGAATAACGCGGCGACCGCAGGCGGCATTCCCCCAGGCATGGACGTAGGTGCGGTCACATCTAAGACGGTCAGCAAGGGTTCAATTAGTTTTGACGTGAATTCTACGACAGTACACCCAGGCAGCCCATTTAACGCCAATGCCTACGGGCGTTATTACTTATGGCTCATCGACACTTACTGCGCCGGGCCGGTTCAATTTTTGTGATGTTCATTAAGTAGCCGGATTTGTTTATGATGGAAAGGGTGAGCCGGTCCGAGTAATGGCGGTCTTGTCTCTTTTGAGCCTATTACCAATTGGCGATTTTATTTATGGCCGATGCGAAAATTGAAATTACAGTTAAAAACGCCGACCAGCTCATTGCAGCCATCATTAAGGCATTACAGGTGATGGATGAAAAGGAAGTGCTGGTAGGCATACCGCAAAGCGCCGACGACCGGGCCAATGAGACATTCGGAAACGCTGAAATTGGAATGATTGCGGAATTTGGTAGCCCGGCCCAAAATATTCCGCCGTGGCCTCACCTGATACCGGGTGCCGAATCACGATTATCAGAGATACAAGAAATTTTAAAAGAATCAGTAAAGGCCGCAGTCAAGAAAAAAGACTCCGGCGAAATTCTGAAGGGGTTAGAAAAGACTGGATTAATTGCTCAATCAGGCGTAAAAAATTACGTAGTGTCGCAGGAAGGCGCGCCGCCATTGTCCGAGGCTACAATTAAGAAACGCCAGGCTAAAGGCGCAACTGGCACGAAACGCCTTATCCGTACTGGCGAGTATGTCAACTCGATTACTTACGCGGTTGCAGACAAAGAAAGCGAATAAATGGCATTTCTTGATGTTTCATTTCTGATGCAAGACCCGACATTTGCGGACCCGGTTACTTTCTACGATCAGACCGTAAGTCTTTCGCGTGGTCGCCAGACGCTTACACTGACCAATGCAACAACAGAAAATGCCACAGTTCAAGAAATTAGCGAGCAGACTTTAGAGCGATTCCCTGAGCTGGCTAGCCGCAGGGAATTGATAGAGGTTTACCGGCGCGGCCCGATCAGCATTGCCGACGATGGCGACGAATACACGACAATCATGGATTGGCGGGGCTACCGATACCAAGCACATAAAAAAATCGGCGACATGATGAACTATGGCACAGGTCATACAGAGGCGGTATTTATCCGCATTCAGGGGGTGCCGGTTGCCTAGTAATGTCCAAGGATATCTCACCCCGACTGATACAATTCTTTATGGTCAAGCCCTTGAAGACTTTTTGTTAGATCCTATTTATGCATGGTCTGAGCTTGCCAGCAAAGATTTATTGCGTGTTGCGTACCAAATAGACGAGCCGATAAGACCCCGAATTGACCCCAATGACAGCAGCTTAACGCCGCCTAAAATAGATTGGCTTGCTTACACGGTTGAGGTACGCGCGCCCGCAGATGCCATGAACCGGGAAGAAAACATGTCCCCGGATGGCCTGACCCAGACCCAAAGCGCAGCCGAGGAAATCATTATCACCCTGAATTTCTATGGGCCAAACGCGCAAGGGCGGGCGATGTCATTCCAATCAATGGTCTATTTGCCACAGAATCAAGAGTTTTTGAAGCCTCAGAAATTAGGCGTCCAAGGGTTTACAGACCCGCGCCGGATACCGGATCTTGTTAATGATCAATGGTACAACCGCTATATTATGACGCTAACACTGACGCGAGCAGTCCAAAGGACTTATGAGGTTCTATCTTTCTTGGCGTCTGAAGGTACAATTGTAGGCCGTAACGGATCTACTGAAATAAGACGTGATTTTGATAGCAATAACCAGGCCCCTTGATTATCATGCCGGTAATCCAATACCAGGAGCTTAACAGATGACTCTTCCATCCAGCCGCATCGCCGACGTAACGATTAATTTTATTGGGGCAGGTGCGCAGCGTCGTAACTTTGGCGTTCTGCTTTTGGTTTCCGACAATACCACCATTGATCAGGTCGAACGCCTTCGCTTGTATAACTCACTGACCGAGGTTTCCAATGATCTTGGCTCAGCCGATCCAGCGACACTGGCGGCCACTGTTTACTATTCCCAATCGCCACAGCCAGATGATTTGTATGTTGGCCGATGGGTGCAAGCTGACTCAGCCGGTCAGCTTAAATGCGGCGCTCTGACCGATGCCGAGCAAGTCATTACGCTATGGCAGGCCATTACAGATGGTGAATTTGAAGTTGAAGTTGATGCGGTTTCCCAGGATGTTACCGCCCTTGACTTTTCTGGCGACGCCAATCTTGACGCGGTAGCTACGACCATCACGACTGGTCTCACTGGCGCTACTTGTGCTTGGCGTGCAAATGAAAACCGCTTTGTAATTACCAGCTCTACCACGGGCGCGAGTTCTTCAATCTCTGCTTTGGATACCGTGGCCGTTCCAGCTGGTACTGACATCAGCGCAACGCTCAAGGGTACAACCGGAACGCTTTTACGCTTAGTCCCCGGTGTAGTTGCTGAAACATACGCAGAAGCNGTGACCGCGTTGGAAGCTGCCTCTATCGCGTGGTACAACATGCACGAAGCCGCGACCGCTTCAGTAAGTGATAGCGACGTGATTGCCGCCGCTGCCATTATTGAAGCATCNGCNCCGGCTNGATTCATGTATGCGACTGACCAGAATACGAATGCCTTAGACCCTGCATTTGCGACGGATCTAGGATCTGAGCTTAAGGACGATAACCTTGACCGCTCATCTGTTCAATACAGCTCAAGCAGTAAGTATGCCGCAGTCTCAATCGCGGGCCGAACAAATACAATTGACTTCGCCGCCGCCGACTCTGCCCTAACCATTAAATTCAAGCAAGAGCCTGGCATTACTGCCGAAAATCTGACATCTGCCCAGGCAAACGCATTGCAGGGTAAGAATGTCAATGTATTCGCCAGCTATGAAAACGGAACTGCTATTGTGCAAGAAGGCACCGTAGCAAGTGGCAAGTTCATTGACGAAATTCTGAATATGGACTGGCTGGCAAACGCCATTGAAACCGACGTTTACAACCTACTTTACGGCGCTCGTAAGATTCCGCAGACTGATGACGGTCAATCTCAGATCGTGGCCCGAATTGAGGCGGTCGCCCGAGAAGCCGTAAACAACGGCATCATTGGTGAAAACCTGATTTGGCGTGGCCCTGATATTGGCCAAATTGTTACCAGCCAGGTTTTGCCGAGCGGATTCTACACCTACGCACAGCCATTCAACACGCAAAACGCAACCGACCGCGCCGCCCGTATTGCTCCGCCAATTACTTTGGCAGTCAATCTGGCCGGTGCTATTCACTTCCAGTCAATCACTGTCGAAGTTAATCGATAATCCACGTTCAGCCGCTTAGGAGTCTGACAGATGTACACATACAGTTTCGAAGATACCAGCCTTGCGTTGAACGCGCCCAGCGACAATATCGATTTGAGCCGGGGCGGAAATAGCAAAGAAGGTTTTGACTTCGCCCCGACCCAGGAAAACGGCTTTATGGAAATCGGTGCCGATGGCAGCGTTGCCCACTATGAAAGTGCTGACCGTTCTGGAACGCTGACCCTTCGCCTGCTTCAAAACTCTGATTTAAACCAGCGTTTGCAGGATCTTTTGAACAGGCATCGTTCACCTTCTGGCCGTCAAGAAAAGATCGACTTTGTTATCCGAAATGCTCAGATTGGCGAGCTATCACAAATGCGTGACTGCCGCTTCAAAACTCAGCCAGGGAAATCATGGAAAGAAAAAGGCACCATGCGTGAATGGACATTCAATGTTGGCTCCGCTTACCTAAATGAAGGTTCAAGCTCGCCTTCAATCTCACTGACTTAAACACTTGCTGCACGTCCTCCTGTGCTTCCGCCCTTTGCAATTCCCACCAGTTGCAAAGGGTTTTTTAATGGGTATAATTACAAGCATATAAGCAGACCCCCTCAGAAGGGCCGCGCCGGTGACCAGGACTGACCGGCGCGGCCTTTTTTAAAAGGTAAACCATGACAGAATTTAAATACCGTGACCGCACTTTCAAAGCTGGCAAGATTAACGCCTTTGATCAAATGGATGTGATGATCCTGCTCGGACCCATGTTTGCCGCGCTGCCTGCCAGCTTCAAGCGCGTGGACTTGACCGCGCTTGAGTCACTTGACGACCTAAAGGGCTTTGCCGACCGGCTCGAAAAGGACAAAAACGACGGCAAATCGGTCGCTAAGGTGCTTGAATTCCTGCAAGATGGATTACCTGCCATTTCCAAGGCACTAAAAGAAGTCGACCGCAATGACCGCGAGGAAGCAATCAAGATGCTTTTGCGTGGCGTCAAGCTCGCCAATCCCCGCGGGGAAACTGATATTGTGTCAAGCAATGGCGCTTTAAAGTTTGACGACTGGATGACAGCCGACGTGATTATTTATCTTGCTGCTATGTCTTTTTGGGAGAACCTTTCTGATTTTTTTCCATTGATTCCGTCGAAATTCATCGACTCAATCAAGATGAGATGGAAGGAATACCATTCGTCAAAAACCAAAAAGGGCGCGGATGGCTCCTTAGGCCCATCGAAAATGGTTTCTGCCAATACCGCGACCTGATAGACTGTCAAGTATCGCTGGCGGATCTGTATTTAATGAATCAGCAGATCGACATTAGCCAGTATAATCAGCAGCTCTATCTAGAGGCCCGCAAGCGTGGCAATAACCATTGAAGAATTTCTTGTTTCGTTTGGCTATGACTACGACAGTCAGGGTGGCGACGAAATGGCCGAGGGGCTTAATACCTCTACGGCATCAGCGGTGGAATTCGGGGCCGTGGCCGGGGCTACAGCAGCAATTGCAACCAAATTATTAGACGTGGTGATCGACTTCGCCCGTGCGCTACCTTTGATTGCTGAAGGGCTTGACGCAATTGATGATCTGTCACTGCGCACTAGAAGCGCGGCAGAAGATCTAGCCCGTCTGGAATTTCAAGCCAGTCAGCTAGACTCTACTGCCGGGGCCGTCCGTTCTTCTGTTGTCGCCATGACTGACGCTATCGACGACGCCAGCCGGGGCATAGGGGACTGGCACCCCAGGTTTTCAACTTTCTAGGGATCAATATTCGGGATGCAAACGGAGATATACGCGAAACGACGGACGTTTTACAGGATGTCCGCAACCGTATAATCGAATTTGATGAAGCCACACAAAGAGCGGTCTTAAATCAGCTAGGTATTGACCAAACGCTATTCCGCCTGATGACTGAAGATCTTGAAGAGCTTAACGCTAGATTTGATCAGGTGTTTGATTCCATTGGTTTAGATCTTAGTGAAGCCACTGACCGCGCTTCTGATTTTCGTGACCGTATGTCTCAAATTCAATTTGTCATGACGACGCTTAGTCAGTTTGTGGCGTCTGAGTTNTTAGGAGCTATTGAAGAAACACTGGATGACCTGATTGAGCAGATCATTGTCATTTTGCCCAAGCTAGCCGCGGCCGTGGTACCCGTGATTGAATTTCTGCTTCAATCATTCACGCTAATGGTCCAGGTGACTGCCCCGATTATTGACATTTTGACTGCGGTGTTTAACTGGATCGTTGAAATAAATGAATCTACTGACGGCTGGCTTTTGACTATTTTGGCCATCGTTTCAGCGATGACGGCGATTAGTGCCAATCCGGTATTAGCGCTAATTACAGCTATCGGCCTGTTAATTGATGATTTCCAAGTCTGGAAAGCTGGCGGCGAATCTCTCATTGATTGGGAAAAATGGGAACCGGGCATAATG